CATATCCGCTATGTGGTCATCGCGAATCTGCAACCGGAGGACATCATCACGCTGGGCAGCGACAGATGGCGCGTGTACCCGTTTTTCCGCAAGGGTGCCGCCTTTGCGCCGGCTGGCCAGGACACGGGCTATCTGGGCATGGCCATCCGATACGACGGGCCATAGCCATGAGCGTGTTGAGCGGATCGATCGCGCAGTCGTTGCTCGGTGGTGGCATCAATCCCTTGTTGTCGACGGCACTGCACGGTTTTGACGTGGACTACTGGCCGACCCATGCGGCCGCCATCGGCGCCGTTCCGGTCGGTGTGCCGGCGATGCATTTGCCCATCGCGGCCAACCCGCGTTCGATAGCCGCATCCCGCGCGACCAGCTATTTGCTGGATTACTACAACCGCGTGCAGATCCGCCCGGCGACCATCGCGCTAGGCAATCTGGTAAGCACGCAGACGCGCACGGTCTCGGTGTGGAATGCGTGGCTGGATCGCTCCGTCACCGTCACCGACGTGCTCAGTGACAGCGCCAGCGCCATCGTGGTCAGCGGGCAGGGCAAGCCGCCACTGGTGATGTTGCCGCTGCAGGAGCTGACGTGGCAGCTGAGCATCGGCGTGGCGGGTGCAGCCACACTCGATACCACCGTGCAATGGTTGTTTGCCGGCGATCCGTCGCTCGGCGTGCGCATCACCGGCCAGCGCGTCACGGCGTGGACGTTCGCGCCGAATTGGGACAACGGCATTACCGAGCGGCTGGAGTGGTTGACGCTGGTGGAGCGCGGTACCAATGGCAATGAAACCAGCACGCCACTGCGCGAAACACCGCGCCGCAGCTGGGAGTTTGTGCCAGTGGTGGAGGGCGTCAACCGCCAGCGCATGGAATCGATGCTGTACGACGCCAGCGCACGCACGTGGGCGGTGCCGGTGTGGGCCGAGATCAATGTGCTGTCGGCGGGCCTGGCGCTCGGCGTGCTGAGCATTCCGGTTGCCACGGCCGGTTTGGACTTCCACAAGGGCGGTCTGGCCATCTTGATGACCGACGCGCGCACCTACGAGACGGTGGAGATCGACAGCGTGACCACCGGCGCCATCAACCTGGTGCGCGCCACGCTCAATGCATGGCATGCAGGCACCCAGTTGTATCCGGCTCGTACCGCGCGGCTGGATGACTATCCGACGCTCAATCGTTACACCACGCGGCTGATCGACACCACGGTGCGCTTTATCAGCATGGACGCCAACGACTACACCGCCACCATGCCGGCAGCGCGCTACCTCGGCACGCCGGTGTTGGAGGACCGCCCCGAGTGGAGCGAGAACCCGACCATGCAATACGGCCGCGACGTGGAGCTGATCGACGGCAAGACCGGCGGCGTGCTGATCGACGATATCAGCGGCACGCCGTGGCCAATCCAGTCGCACCGCTGGCAGGTCTACGGCCGTGTAGCGCATGACGCGCTGCGCCAGCTGCTGTACGCGCTGGCGGGCAAGGTCGGCCGTGTGTGGCTGCCCACCTGGCAGGATGATTTCTACCCGGCTGCCGATGCCGCCGGCAGCACGATGGACGTGACGAACGGTGGGTATACCGCCTATCTGCACGGTCAGAACGGGCGCCGTGATATTCGCGTGCAGCTGGCCGATGGCACCGTGCTGTACCGCCGCATCATCGCCTCGGCCGAGATCGACACCGATACCGAGCGCCTGCAGCTCGATAGCGCGTGGCCGTCGACCATCGCCAAGGCCAACGTGGTGAGCATCAGTTTCATGGCGTTGTGCCGGCTCGACACCGATGCGGTGGAGATCCAGCACTGGACCGATTCGGCGGGCGCTGCTGCGTGTGCTGTGACGTTTGCGCAGGTGACCGCCAATGGCTGATGTGGAGATTTACTCCTTCGCTTGCGGGCTGCAGATGTGGCGCTACACCGACGCGCTGCTGCCGGTGTCCTATCAGGGCAACACCTATGCCGCAGCGGTGATCAAGCGCGGCGCGATCGAGCAGAGCACCGATCTGGAAAAGGCCACGCTCACGATTACCGTGCCGGTGACGCTGGGGCTGATGGATCTGTTCCGGCCAGCACCGCCTCTGCGTCGCATCTATGTGACGGTGCTGCGCCTCACGCGCGGCGACACCACGGCGCGCACGCTGTGGAGCGGCACGGTGGGCTCGCCCGATTCCGGCCAGCATACGGCGACGCTCACCTGCATGAGCAGGGCCGCGGCACAGCAAAACACCGGACTGCGGCGCAAGTGGACCAAAACATGCGGCTTTGCGCTCTACAGCCCTGCGCCCATGTGCGCCGTCGATCGCACCGCGTTTCGCGTGAACGGCACGCTGAGCTATGCCAGCGGCAACGTGATCAAGTCGGGCGTGTTCGCCAATAAGCCAGACGGCTATTTTGCGGGCGGCTTCATCGAGTGGACCAGCAACGGCGACGAAGCCTGGCGCTTTGTCACCGCGCATGTGGGCGACACGCTCACCCTGCTGACCGCTTCGCCTTTGCTGGTGGGCAGCGTGGTGCAGGCCTACCCCGGCTGCGATCACTCCACCGGAGCCAACGGCTGTGGGCGATTCAACAACCAGAACAACTACGGCGGCCAGCCCTACATTCCGTCTAAAAATCCCTTCGGCGCGAATAATATTTTCTGAGGTCACGATGCCGTTTTTAGCGTATCTGCTCATCACGCTGGTGGTCGCTATCGCGGTCTACGCCAGCATGCCCAAGCCGCCCAGCAACGCGCCGCAGGAGCTGACAGATAGCGGTGTGCCGCTGGCATCGGATGGCCGCGACATGTGTGTCGTGTTCGGCGAGGTCTGGATCGACGATAACAACGTCTGCAATTACGGCGCCCTCTACACCGTGGCGATCAAGTCCAGCGGTGGCGGCAAGTGAGCGCGCCCATCGTGGTGACGATGCAACATGTGCGCGCCGCCTCGCTGCCTGGCGTCGGGGTCGTGTGCGCGCCAGGCGTGCGTGCGTGGTTCGCTCAGCACCATCTGGACTATCGCGCGTTTCTGCGCGATGGCCTGCCACTGGAAACGCTGGAGGCCACCGGCGATTCATTTGCCTTGCGCGCCTGCGCGATCGCACGTGCCGAGGTGGCGCATGGGCGGTAAGAGCCGCGGCACCACCATCGGTTACTGGTACGGCGGCACATTCCATATGGGTCTGAGCCATGGACCGCTGGACGAGATTCTGGAGATCCGCGGCGACGATAAAACCATGTATCCGCTGGCGGGGCAGAAAACCATCACCGCCAGCAGCGCCGTGCGGATCACTGCCCGTAGCCTGTATGGCGGTGAAAAGCAGGAGGGCGGCGTGCAGGGCACGCTCACCGTGTTGATGGGCGAGGCGACGCAGCTGCCAAGCGCCGCGCTGGCCAAGATTGAATCGACCGTGCGTCCGGCGTATCGCAACATCTGCACCGCGGTATTCACCGGCCTGATCGGTGCGATGAGTCCCTATGTCAAGGCATGGCGCTTTCGCGTGCGCCGTCACCTGCAGGGCTGGAATACGCCTGTCTGGCATCCGGAGTTGTGCAAGGTCGGCCGTGGCATGAACCCGGCGCACATCATCTATCAGGTGCTCACCGATCCCGTGTGGAGCGCATCCGAAGATGCCGGGCAGGGGCTCGATGATTCCAGCTTTCTGACCGCCGCGCAGACGCTCTACAACGAGGGCATGGGGCTTTGCCTCAAGTGGTCATCCGCTGACGCGGTGGGCGACTTCATCAACATCGTCATCAACCATATCGGCGCGCTGCGCTACATCGACCCGACCACAAACCGCGCCGGCATCCGGTTGCTGCGCGCGGATTACAACGTGACCACGCTGGCGGCCAATGCCGACACCGTACTCGATGAAAACGACATTATCGAGATGACCAGCTTTCAGGTGCCGGTGCTTGATCAGTCGGTGAATCAGGTCACCGTGACCTATCGCGACGTCGACACGAACGACGATGCGGCGGTGGTGTATCAGAACCTGGCCAACATTCAGGCGCAGGGCAAAGTGGTGGACCAGTCCACCGCCTATCCGGGCGCGTGGAACGCCGCGCTGGCCAGCCGCATGGCCGCCCGTGATTGCCATACGCTCAGCTCGCTGCTGGCCAAGGGTGAGTGCAAGGTCAAGAGCACACGCTGGAAAATCAAGGTGGGCGATGTGCTGCTGCTCAGCTGGTCGCGCGAGAAAGTGGTGCAGATGCCGATCCGCGTGCTCAAGGTCAACTATGGCGACAGCACCGCGCGCAGCATCACGATCAGTTGGGCACAGGATGAGTTTGCACTGCCGTCCACATCCTACCTCGCACCCGGCGGCACGCTGTGGCAGGAGCCCGACCGCACGCCGCAGGCGATCACCACGGCGCAGGTGGTGGAAATGCCGTATCGCGACCTGGTGCGCTCGATGGACCCGGCCAACCTACAGTTGCTAACGCCGGATGTCGGCTATCTCGAGTCATTGGCCGTGCGCCCGTCTGGCGTCAATTACAACTATCACCTGTTCACGCAGCTGGGCTCGGCCGCGTTCGCTGATCGTGGCGGCGGCGACTTCATCACCACCGGCACGCCCGCGACGGCGATCGGGCCAACCGATACCGCGATCGCGCTGGCGGCATTCGATGACCTCTCGGCCGTGCAGATCGGCAGTGCAGCGCTGCTCGATGCCGAGATCGTGCGCGTGGATGGCATCAACACTATCACCGGCGCTGTCACGCTCGCCCGTGGCTGCGCGGATACGGTGCCGGCCTCGCATGCCTTGGGTGCGCGTCTGTGGTTCTATCAGGACTACACCGGCGCGGACAGCGCGCAGTACGTCGTCGGTGAAACGATCAACGCGAAGCTGCTGACTGTCTCCGGCGCCGGCATGCTCGATCAGTCGCTGGCGGCCACGCTTAGCCTACCGATGAAACAGCGACAGGCGCGGCCGTATCCGCCGGGCAACCTCACTCTGGTGGGCAATCGCTATCCGGCCACGGTCGAGGGTGCGCTGGTGCTTGCATGGGCGCATCGCTCGCGCCTGCTGCAGGCCGATCAGCTGGTGGACACGTTGCAGACAAATATCGGTCCGGAACTGGGAACGACCTACACGGTGCGCGTGTATGTCAACAACGTACTCAACAGCACCACCACCGGCGTCACCACCACCACGCTCACGCCCTTGGTCACCGCCGATGGCCCGGTGCGCGTGGAGATCGATGCCGTACGCGATGGCCTCGCCAGCTGGCAACCGCTCAATGCTTCATTTACCTACACGCGCGGTCAAACGCGCCTCACCGAGGACGGTGATACCCGCATCACCGAAGCCGGCGACACACGCATCACGGAGTCCTAAGCATGGCAAAGAAAATCTCAGACCTCGGCCTCGCAGCAGCTATCAAAGGCGATGAACTGCTGGAGCTAGTGCAGGCCGGCGTCAACGTCAAAGCCCTTGCCGGTGCGCTCTTGTCGCCGGGGCATATCGACGGCCTGAAAATGGTTTACGCGTCTGGCAATGCCCTAACAGTAAGGAGCGGTGCTGCTTTTATTCAGGGCCTTGGCCGGGTGTTGTTTTCTCCTGCAGATATCGCGATCACCGGAATGACGCTGGCAGCGTCGACGTGGTACCACGTGTATCTGTTCCTCAATGGCAGCGTGCCGGCTGTCGAGGTGGTCACGACTACGCCGGCTGTAGCATATAGCGGCACCGCGCGAGCCAAGACGGGCGACACAAGCCGACGCTATCTCGGCAGCTTGCTCACTGACGGCAGCGGCAATGTGTGGAACTTTTTCCACGATGGCCTCTATGTGCGTTGGCTGCAATCGATAGGCAT